TAGACAAGAAACAAAGAGTAAGGGAAATATTAAAGTGCGGTAAGGATCCAGCTTACTTCTTGAAGACGTATGCCCGTATATCACACCCGATGCACGGGCTTATTCTTTTTAATACTTATGATTTCCAAGATGAGTTACTCACAGATTTCAATGACTATCGTTTTAATGTAATCCTCAAAGCTCGCCAGCTTGGTATCTCTACGATTACCGCCGGCTATATTGTTTGGATGATGCTTTTTCATCGCGACAAGGCTGTGCTTGTTATGGCAACCAAGTTTGCTACTGCTGGAAACTTAGTTGGAAAGGTTAAGAAGATTATGAAAAACCTTCCTGACTGGATCCGTATCGCAAGTATTGATATTGATAACAGAACTTCTTTTATTCTTTCCAACGGCTCTTCGATTAAAGCCGCCTCTACTTCCGGCGATGCTGGTCGTTCGGAGGCACTGTCGCTTTTGGTTCTGGATGAGGCCGCACACATCGAAGGTTTAGATGAATTGTGGACTGGACTATATCCAACACTATCAACCGGTGGTCGCTGTATCGCGCTTTCTACTCCTAATGGGGTGGGAAATTGGTTTCATAAGGCATGCGCAGATGCCGAAGCGGGAGCAAATAACTTTAATTTAACCACTTTGATGTGGGATGTACACCCAGATCGCGATAAAGAATGGTATAAGAAAGAAACTAGGAACATGTCTAAGCGTCAAATCGCCCAGGAGTTAGAATGCAATTTCAATACATCCGGAGAAACTGTAATTGATGGAGATGATATGCGTTGGCTTCTGTCTTGTGTTAAAGAGCCCAAATATCGCACCGGTTTCGACCGCAACTTCTGGATTTGGGAAGAATATGATCCCAGTTGCACTTATTTAATGGTGGCGGATGTTGCTCGCGGCGACGGCCAGGACTTTTCTACATTTCATATCATCAAACTAGAGACTTTGGAATGCGTTGGAGAATATCAAGGAAAGCCAAGCCCCGATATGTTTGCCAATATACTGAATCAAACCGGTCGAGAGTTTGGCGGTTGCATGTTGGTGGTCGAAAACAACAATATTGGCTACACAGTTCTTGATAAACTGATAGAATATGCATATCCTAATTTATATTTTTCGGTTAAGTCAACACATGAATATATTGAGCAGCGTCAAGCTGAAATTGGAACATCTTCAGTCCCAGGCTTTTCTACGAGCATGAAGACTCGTCCCCTTATAATCGCGAAATTGGAAGAGTTTATAAGAAACAAACTAATTAAATTATATTCAACTCGTACCGTTAATGAAATGAAAACTTTTATTTGGAAAAATGGAAAACCACAAGCAATGAGGGGTTACCATGACGATTTGGTCATGGCCCTGGCAATTGCATGTTGGGTACGCGACACGGCGCTTCAAGCAAATGCGCGAGATTTGAACTATCAGAAAGCTTTTGCAGATTCAATTATTACTTCGACAACAACGATCAGCACTCAGATCAAAGGACAGCATGGCTATCGACAGGATAATATTCTTGATCAAAAAGGCGAAGCGGAAAAAATGTACGAACAATTTAAATGGATTATAAAGTGAGAAAATAAATGCCCCCCAATAGACGAAACGGAAAGAACCCAGCGAACAGCCAGTCACAGCTTTATAAGGCGCTGACTCGGTTGTTTTCCGGTCCCATCATCAATTACAGATCACAATCCGGTCGGAGAATTAGAAGACAACATTTAGACAAGTTTGCTTCTAGGTTTAAATCAGCGTCGGGACAACAGTTTAAGAAGTCTCTTTATAATCCGCTAGATGTAATAGCCACAGATGCAATTTCAAATCAGCGCAGAACTGAACGATATGTCGATTTTGATCAGATGGAGTATACTCCGGAGATTGCTTCTACATTAGATATCTATGCCGACGAGATGACTACTCATTCGGATCTTCGTCCGATGCTAAACGTAAGATGCTCCAACGAGGAGATTAAAGCAGTTCTCACAATTTTGTTTGATCAGGTTCTGAACGTTCAGTATAACTTATTTGGATGGGGGCGAACCATGTGTAAGTATGGAGATTTCTTTCTGTATTTGGATATTGATGACAAGTACGGCGTAAAGTCTGTCATCGCAATCCCCCCACAGGAGATTGAAAGACTTGAAGGAAAAGATTCCACAAACCCCAATTATGTTCAATATCAATGGAATTCTGCCGGAATGACATTCGAGAATTGGCAGTTGTGCCATTTCCGTGTTTTGGGCAATGACAAGTATGCGCCCTATGGAACTTCCATTTTGGAGCCCGCACGACGCATTTGGCGCCAACTCACATTGATGGAAGATGCAATGATGGCTTACCGTGTTGTTCGTTCTTCGGAGCGCCGGGTGTTTAAGATTGACGTCGGCGCGATTCCGCCGCAAGATGTCGAGCAATACATGCAGAAGGTTGTGACGCAACTCAAGCGGCATTCTGTAGTTGATCCATCAACTGGCCGTGTAGACCTACGCTATAATCCAATGAGCATCGAAGAGGATTATTTTATTCCCGTTCGCGCTGGATCTGTTACGGATATTCAATCGTTAGTCGGAGCCCAAAATATCACAGCTATTGATGATATTAAATATCTTCGCGATAAGCTATTCTCGGCTCTTAAGATTCCTGCCGCATATCTTTCTATGGGAGAAGAAGCCGCAGAAGACAAGACAACTCTCGCGCAGAAAGACATTCGGTTCGCGAGAACAGTACAAAGACTTCAGCGCGTTATCATCGCAGAGCTTACAAAGATCGGCATTATTCATCTTTATACGCTTGGCTTTAGAGGTGATGATTTGTTGAGCTTTAGTTTAGCTCTCAATAATCCGTCGAAGATCGCCGAGCTTCAAGAGTTAGAACATTGGAAGCAGAAGTTTGATATTGCTGCGTCCGCAACCGAAGGCTATTTCTCGCGTCGTTGGGTTACTGAGAACGTCTTTGGAATGTCTCACGAAGAATTCCAGCGCAATCAGCGCGAAATGTATTATGACCGCAAACATGATGCAGCCCTTCAGGCCGTAGCGGAAGCTGCAGCGGCTATGGGCGCCGGCGCCACATTGGGTGGTGGAGAACTTGGTGGAGAACTTGGTGGAGAACTTGGTGGAGAACTTGGTGGAGGACCGCTGGAAATACCGGCAGAAGAAGCCGGCGGCGAAGCGGCTGCTGCTTTGGGAGGCGAAGCGGCACCCGAAGCCGGCGCCGAAGGAGAGTCTTCTCTTTTAGCGGTGCCCCCTGGTAGTCGCGATATGCGCAAGTACCGAAAGGGAACATATCTGGCCAAGAATGGTCGAAATGATAAACGATCTGGTACGGGCCCCCGCTCGCGCTCTCTGAAAGCCAAAGCAGGACAAAGGGATAGTTCTGGTATTCGTAATGTCTTCCCGGGCGCCGCCGATATCGGCAACCTCGCAAAACCAATTGGGGCGAATGTTGGTATTTATGAGGACGAGCAATCTATTTATAGATTGAGGGAAAAAACAGAAGAGGACAAACTATTTGAAGTTAGCCAATCTGTCCGCGCGCTATTGGAAGATTTAGAGAATAAAGATAACGGGTTATTGGAGCAAAAGAATGAGAATAAAGCACAATAAAAAAAGGAATACAGCCTTTGTATACGAGGCCCTTGTGAGAGAGGCAACCGTCGCCATATTGAAAAACGACCACGGAAGAAAGAATAAAGCTGTTTCCATTATTAAAAAGCATTTTCACGGGGATAGCTTGCTTAGGCGCGATTTAGATTGCTATCGTTCTTTGTACGAAAACCAAAATTTTAGCAAGAATATGTCAGAAAAGATTTTCAAAGAAGTTAGAATTCAACATAGCATGATCGATCCTCATGGGCTTTTTAAGCAACAGACAGAGCTTATTCATGATATTAACAAGAAATTGAGTTCCGATGTGTTTAACAATTTTGTAGTAAATTATAAAGCCTTGGCAACAATCGACCAGATTTTTTCTTCCAAAACTTCTCCCAAAAATAGAGTTATTTTAGAAAATGAAATTATCATCGGAATGTCAAAGAATATTTCGCAGAAAGAACTTGGAGTGAATGTGGACAATATTCTTTTTAAAACGTTTGTTGAAAAATTTAATACCAAATACGAAGGCGAACTGCTGGAAGAACAAAAAGATTTATTGGTTCGATATATTTCGTCTTTTTCTGATAATGCTTTAGAATTAAAATGTTTTCTCAACGAAGAAATCGGCCGCCTCAAGGCACAATTATCTAAAGCAGCGATAGAGGAAGAGATTAAAACTGATGTCGATATGCTGGCCAAGACAAATAAGCTTATTGAGCGCTTAGAGGATTTTGCTAAAAAAGATATTAGCGAAGAAGTTCTCTTTACAGTACTTAAGACGCAAGCCTTAGTAAAGGAAATATATAGCGATGGCAATAACGATTAGAGTTGGCGAAAAGGCTAATCAGAAGTTAGTCACCCTGGAGATGGATATCCGCAAAAGTTTAAGCGGAGATCTTATGATTTTCGATCATGGCGATATGGACATTGTATTGTCTACTACTCAGAATAAAGTAATCGCTTTTCCAAAAGAGATAATGTCGGACTATGTTTATGGCGCGCAAAATAGATTGTTCACTTTTCTGCGCAAACGTGGCGTCGTTATTCCCGAATCAATCCAGGCTGGATCTTTTTATGGTGCCCTGGAAGCCACCATGGAAGAATCCAAAAGTGAGACCATGAGCACAGGCAAGATGGTACTTCTCAATATTTCAAACTTTATTGATGAGGAGCGTCCTTATTTTGAGGCCACCGAGGCAATCATTTCGATGAGTGATGATGAATTTATTGACCCGGATAAGGAAGACTCTACGGAGCTTGGAGAAGTTCCACAGGCCGTCAAGCAGGGTTCAATTCGCAAGGGCTTTATTCGAGATCCATATGCGCTGACCTACTTGTATACGATGTAGAGGTTGCCCATGTCTGAAATGAAATTGATATTGGAAAGGTGGGATGGTTACTTGAATGAACAATGGTCAGATTGTCCAACTAACGCATATACTTTGCAAGATATCGCTCTCGGCCTCGTTGGGACTATTGATGATGAGAGGCAAAAAGCTCAAGCCATTCAAGATTTATCACAGAAATTAGGAAGTGATGTTAGTAAAAGACTCGACAAGGTAGAGAATATAACAGCTATATTACGTGCTGTCGCCGCTTTTACTGCACCCGCTACGGGGGGTGGGAGCGTATTGATAGCTGGCCTTATCTCGGCCGCCGCGGCCATGACTGCGAATTTAATTAGCGCTAGTTGGAACAAGAAAATAAATCAAAATAAAACTGAGATTAGACAACTGATGAACCTTTTTTGTATTGATGATGAAACCCTAGATATGATCAGTGATAATATTGAACAACGATATTATGCTGATTCTGATATCTTTGATGTAATAAAAGATCTTTATACTACCGCGCTGAGCAAAGAGCAAGATATACCAGTTCCAGATTTAACTAAGCACTTAATAGATTGGGTTAATGAAAAGACATCATATAAGCAATCAGATGCTTCTGCGATTGAGATGAAAAGATAATATGGATTTATTATATTTTATATTAGCGGCCTACGGCCTTACACAAATTTTAGTTTACAGCGACCAGCCTTTGTTAAAACGCTGGCGTCCCGCCAAAGACGGCTTCGCAGGATATGGAAAAGTATTTCATTGCCCAATGTGCATGGGATTTCATGTTGGTTGGTTTTTAATGCTACTTTCTCCGTTTACAGAACTATTTAATTTTGATATAACTGTCACTAATTTCTTCCTTCTTGGATGGCTCTCGTCTGGAACCTCGTATGTTCTGAGCATGGTCTTCGGGGATGACGGAATAAAACAC